AAGGTCCCTTAGATGTTGATGGTGTTAATGCCACAGGAATAACAACTGCTACAGGTGGATTTGTAGGACAAGTTCAGGGTAGTGCAACAGGACTGGCTTCCACCACACTCAACATAACAGCAGGTATAATAACTGCTACTAGATTTATTGGAGATGTAACAGGAACAGCTAGTAGTTTAGCTCAAGGAGCAAATATAACTGTTGGTATCATGACAGCCACATTTGTGGGTGACTTGATAGGAAATGCTACAGGATTATCAACTACTACATCTAATTTAAATTTAGGTATTGTTACTTCCACTGGTTTTCGTGGTAACTTTACTGGTTTATCATCTGGTCTAAGTGGAACTCCTAATATACAGACAGGTATAGTTACAGCAACTAAGTTTCTTGGTAACTCTACTGGTGCAGTGGTGGATCTTGCTGATGATACTAATATAAATGTAGGAATAATAACTGCTACTAAGTTTGAAGGTAATACAACTGGTAGTGTAACTGATTTAGCAGATGATACTAATATAAATGTAGGAATAATAACTGCTAGTAAGTTTATAGGTAATGCTAATGGTAGTGTTGTAGGGCTTGCTGATGATACCAATATAAATGTTGCTACATTTACTGGAACTCAGTTCATAGGAAATAGTCCTGGCACTGCAGCAGATTTAAAGAGTGGAACTAACTTGACTGTTGGTACATTTACTGGCACAAAGTTCATAGGTAACACACCTGGCAGTGCTACTAAACTTGCAGATGATGTTAATGTGGCTGCTGGTACATTTACTGGCACAAAGTTTGTAGGAAATACACCAGGCACTGTAAGTGGTATTGCAGATGATACTAATTTAAATCTTGGCACACTCACTGGTACAAAGTTTATTGGAAATGCTACTGGAAGTGTGAGTGCTATTTCTGATGACACTAATTTGAATCTAGGAACACTTACAGGATCAAAGTTTATAGGTAATGCTACTGGTAGTGTGAGTGCCATTGCAGATGATACTAATTTAAATCTTGGCACACTTACTGCTAGTCAATTTATAGGTAACACACCAGGCAACGCTGCTGGTATATCTGCTGGCAAAAATATAACAGGTGGCACAATCACTGCTACTACTTTTCATGGAGATGGTAGTGGACTAACAGGAATAGGGGTCACTGGATTTATTAGACAAGATATTACAGCTAGTTCTAGTGGTGCTATTAATTTAAATAATGGAAATGCAGTATATCTTACTCATGATGCTAATGTAACACTATCATTCTCCAATGTACCAACAGCCACTAGAGTAGTTATTGCAAGAACTCTTACTAGTAATACTATCACATGGCCTAATTCTGTGAAGTGGGATGGTGGAAGTGCTCCTACATTATTATCTAATCCTAGATCCACAGCAGGACAGTATTTTAATTTAGTTACTTATAATGGTGGGTCTACTTGGTATGGTTATGAAGGACTTAATTCAAGTCCTCAAACTGCAAGTTTATTTGTAATGGGAAAAAATCATTATGGACAATTAGGACAAAATAATACCACCCAATATTCATCACCAGTTCAAATATCTGGTACTACATGGTCTAGGGTCTTGACTAAGTATCCCCATCATGATGAGGCAGGTGTACTTGCAGAAAAGTCTGATGGAACATTATGGGCATGGGGATATAATGCTTATGGAGCATTAGGACAAAATCAATCCAATGATGACTTAACAGGACTATCATCCCCAACTCAAATACCTGGCACTACATGGGGTGGTGGTGGTTCTACAGGACAGTATGGAAAAATGGCTGCCATTAAAACTGATGGCACACTGTGGATGTGGGGTGCTGGATCATATTTGGGACTTAATAGTAGAACAACTTATTCATCACCAGTTCAACTTCCTGGTACATGGATGACTGGTAGAGATACAATTGGTGCTTTTAATGATGGTTTTGTTGCTATCAGAGGTGATGGAACATTATGGGCATGGGGAAGAGATTGGTATGGAAGTTCTGGATTTAATTTACCAGATGGAACAAAAAGATCATCACCAGTTCAGATAGCAAGTGGTACTTGGTCAACTGTTTGTGATGGTGCATATCATCATGCTGGTGCAGTAAAAGCTGATGGAACACTATGGACATGGGGAAGAAATCAGTATGGTGGTTTAGGTCAAAATAATACTACAGATTTTTCATCACCAAAACAAGTAGGTTCTGATACTACTTGGCATAAATGTTCTATGACAGAACATAATACCATGGCATCCAAGACTGATGGAACCTTGTGGACATTTGGAAGAGGTGAATTTGGAGAATTGGGACATAATAATACAACATCATATTCCTCACCAAGACAAATACCTGGTACTAACTGGGATAAAGATAATTTCTGGCTTGGGGATACTGCTAGGGCAAGGAAGACTGATGGAACATTATGGGCATGGGGTAGACAGACTTTTGGACAATATGGAGATAACAGTAGAACACAACGTTCATCACCAACTCAAATACCTGGCACTGATTGGAATTCAGTAGATGCTATGTACAGATCCACTTTTGCTACTAAGGCAGTAAACTAAATAAATAAAAAACTAATGAGTCAGACCAAGGCACAATTAATACAACCAATAGGAATAGTTACTGCATCCACTATTCAAGTGAGTGGTGTGGTAACAGCTACAACTCTTATTGGTGATGTGACTGGAACTGTGACTGGTCTTAGCACCACCACAGCTAACTTAGATGTAGGTATAGTTACAACCAGTGGCATGGTTGGTGATGTTACTGGCTCTGCAAGTAGTATTTTTAGTGGAAATAATATAGTTGCTGGTGTAGTTACTGCTACTAAGTTTACAGGTAATACTTCTGGAAGATCAGCAAATTTAGCTGATGGCACTAATGCTAATGTTGGTATATTTACTGCCACATCATTCATTGGTAATCTAACAGGTAATGCTGCTAGTTTGTCAAACACTGATTCTCAATTAAATCTAGGTATAGTTACTGCTACTAATTTTGCTGGTAACTTTACTGGCATTGGATCAGGTTTAACTGGCACACCTAATGTTGTTGCTGGTGTAGTTACATCTACTTTTGTTGGTAACTTCACTGGTATTGGTTCTGGACTTAGTGGCACTCCTAATGTCAGAGCTGGTGTGGTCACTGCAAGTAGTTTTGTAGGAGACTTTACTGGTATTGGTTCTGGACTTAGTGGTACACCTAATGTAACTGCTGGTGTGGTTACAGCATCATCATTCATTGGTAACTTCACTGGTCATGCATCAGGATTGACTGGCACACCTGATGTAACTGCTGGTCTTGTGACAGCATCATCATTACTTGGCAACTTTACTGGATTTGCCTCAGGTATAACTGGTACACCTAACATCACTGCTGGTGTTATAACAGCAACAGCATTTGCTGGTAACTTCACTGGTATTGGATCTGGATTAACTGGAACACCTAATTATACTGCTGGCATAGTTACTGCAAGTAGTTTTATAGGTAACTTCACTGGTATTGGTTCTGGTCTCACTGGTACACCCAGTTTTACTGCAGGAATAGTTACTGCAAGTAGTTTTATAGGTAACTTTACTGGTATTGGTTCTGGATTGACTGGCACACCTAGTTTTACTGCAGGAATAGTTACTGCAAGTAGTTTCCTTGGTAATTTTACAGGAGTAGCATCAGGTATTACTGGCAGTCCTAATATTACTGTTGGTATTATGACAGGAACCCTTATTGGGGATGGGAGTAGTTTAACAGGGATTGGAGCAACAGCTTTTATCACTAATAATGTAACTGCTAATAGTTCTAGTACAACAATAGATTTAAATAATGGTGATAACATAGTTCTCACACAAACTGCTAATACTACAATATCTTTTAGTAATGTTTCAACTTCACATGTAATTTCAATTTTGAGGGCTAATGGCACTGGTAGCATTACATGGCCTAATGCTGTAGCATGGAATGGTGGAAGTGCTCCAACTCTTCTTGAGAACCCCAGATCTACTGATTATCAAGAATTTAAACTATTAACTCGTGATGGTGGAACAACATGGTTTGGGTGGGAGAATATTTCTAATGACCCTTCAACTACTAAATTCTTTGCATGGGGAAATGATAGCTATCAGGGAGCATTGCCAATACCTATGACCACTAGGTCAAGAGTATCATCTCCAGTTCAAGTACCTGGCAGCACTTGGAGTTTTGTAGCAGATGCAGGACAATGCACCAAATATCCAGGTTATGCTATTAGATCAGATGGAACATTGTGGACATGGGCTTCAGATGATAGTGGATTGCAGGGACTTAATACACCAGGTAGTACTCAGTATTCTTCTCCAATTCAAATAGGAAGTAGTACTAACTGGTCTTTTATAAGTGCTGGTGATAGGTTTAATGTGGCAACTAAAACTGATGGAACCCTATGGACATGGGGAAGCAATAGTGATGGATGTTTAGGATTAAATCAATCACCATCACTAAAACTTTCATCACCAACTCAAATACCTGGTACTTCATGGAAAACTGGTGTTGGAGGAGCTGGAGGTGCAAAAGAAACTTGTTTTGCAGTCAAAACTGATGGAACACTATGGACATGGGGAAGTAATAGTGATGGAAGATTGGGACAAAATGCAAATGAAAACCCAGGTAAAAGATCATCACCAGTTCAAGTACCTGGCACTACATGGTCTCAAGTTGGTGCTAATGCAGGACATGGAATGCACGCTATCAAAAGTGATGGAACCTTATGGACATGGGGAAGAAATAATAATGGACAGGGAGGACATGGTAATAAAGTAAAATACTCATCACCAGTTCAAGTACCTGGTACTACATGGGCTAGTTCTTCTGGCGGAGATTATATAATAGCAACCAAAACTGATGGAACACTATGGACATGGGGATATAATAATCAAGGACAATTAGGACATAATAATAAAACAAGTTATTCATCACCAAAACAAGTACCTGGTACTACATGGAAAACTGGACTTGCAGCAAATTGTATATCTGCTTTTCAAGCAGCAGCAGTTAAAACTGATGGAACACTATGGTCATGGGGACAAAATGAAGTAGGGCAATTAGGACTCAATAATACAACATATTATTCATCACCAAAACAAATACCAGGTACTAGTTGGATCTCAGTTGGAATTAGTAATGGATTTAAAGGACTTTTAGGTCTACAATTTGATGAATAAATAACTAAAAAACGCGATGAGTCAGGAAAAAGCCCAACTGATAGCACCTGAAGGCACATTTACCGTTCCTGGTTTAAATGTTGCTGGAGTGGTGACTGGTGGTAATTTTGTTGGTAATGTTACTGGCACTGCTAGTAGTGTAGCTAAAGGTGCTAACTTAATAGTTGGAGTCTTGACTGCATCATCCTTTGTGGGAGATGTCACTGGTAATGTTGTAGGTATAACAAGTAATACAGATAATTTAATTTTAGGGGAAGTCACTGCCACCAGTATGGTAGGAGATTTTACTGGTATTGCCTCTGGTATTACTGGTGGACCTAATATCACTGCTGGTTTAGTTACTGCTACTAAGTTTCAGGGAGATACTACAGGTAGTTCCACTGGAGTATCAGGTGGTAAGAATATAAATGTAGGAACATTTACAGCATCATCATTTGCAGGAGATCTCACTGGTAATGCTGCTGGATTATCCACCACCACTGCTAATTTAAAGTTAGGAATAACAAGTGCCACTAGTTTCTCAGGAGATCTTACTGGTAATGCCACTGAATTAGCTGGAAGCAGTGCTAATTTAAAATTAGGTATCACAAGTGCATCATCATTTGCAGGAGATCTTACTGGTAATGCTGCCAACTTAGCTGGTAGTAGTGCTAGATTGAAATTAGGTATTGTTACTGCCACATCATTTGCTGGTAACTTGACAGGTAATGCTGCTAATCTAACTGGTACTAATGCTAATTTAAATCTAGGTATTGTAACTGCCTCATCATTTGCAGGTAATCTAACAGGTAATGTTGCTAGTTTATCTACTAATGATGCCAACATGAGGTTGGGTATTGTAACTGCTAGTAGTTTTGCTGGAAATTTATTTGGTAATGCTGGTGGCATAGCATCTAATAATAAAAATTTAAAGTTAGGTATCTGTAGTGCAAGTAGTTTTGCAGGGGATCTCACTGGTAATGCTAGTGCAGTTTCTGGAACCCCTAATCTAAAGTTAGGTATCTGTAGCGCAAGTAGTTTTGCAGGAAATCTTACTGGTAATGCTAGTGCAGTCTCTGGCACTCCTAACTTGAAGTTGGGTATATGCACAGCAAGTAGTTTTGCAGGAAATTTAACAGGTAATGCAGCAGGTTTAAGTAACAATACTTCTCATGCAAATCTTGGAATAGTAACTGCTACAACATTTTCAGGAAATGGTAGTAATTTGTCAGGTATTGCTGCTGGAGCTTATAATCAACAATCTGTTACTGCTAATAGCACTAGCACTGTTTTAAATATGAGTAGTGGTAATGTCATTTACATGACTCAAAGTTCTAATACTACCATAGCTCTCAATAATCCTAACAATGTATCTGTTGCTTATTTGATTAGAGTTAAGGATGATAATGGCACAACAAGAACAGTCACATGGCCAACTGGTTTTGTATGGGATGGTGGAACAGAACCTACATTACTTCAAAGTGCTGGAGGCACTGATAAAGTACAGGTATTTAAATTAGCAGCAAAACTTCCTGATACAACTGCTACCACCTATACAGTCACAGTAGCTGATTCTGGTGGTAATAAGTTTTATCTTGATGGCACTGTTTCATACAGAGCTACTCTATATCGTGGTGGAGTATATACATTTGATCAATCAGATTCTAGTAATAGTAATCATCCACTAAGATTCTCTACATCTAGTGATGGTACTCATGGAGGAGGATCACAATACACCACTGGAGTAGTTACAAATGGTTCACCAGGTAACTCTGGTGCATACACAAGAATTACTGTTGCTGCTGATGCTCCTCTTCTTTATTATTATTGTTCTAATCACTCAAATATGGGAAGTTATGTAGAGATAGGTGGTTGGTATGCAAAGGAAGTAGTGAATTATAATGTTTAAATCTATATTCTAATCCTTACTAATATAATAATATAAATATATAAAAAAAGCATTGGATAATGACGTTAAATTTTCCAGATTCAGCAAATACAGGTGATGTGTTTCATGATTCTACTTCTGGTTTTTCCTATGAATGGAATGGGACAGTTTGGATCAGCACAGATCCTCAGAGAGCTGCTAACATAAAGGAGTTAGATGATATTTCAGGTTCATTTAATGGTTCAACCACTCAGTTTAATTTAAGAGTTTCTAGTGTTGCAGTAGAACCAGTTAGTGATGCACAGGTATTGATAAGTGTTGGTGGTGTGATGCAAAATCCCACCAATGACTACACAGTATCAGGGTCTACTATCACCTTCACCACAGCACCTTCTGCTGGTTTAACATTCTTTGGCGTATTCTTAGGACAATCATTATCTCTTAATACAATTCAGGATGGAACAGTAACTAATACAAGTTTTAAAGCTGGTACTGCTGGTGTAGGTATTCAATCTGGTGGTACAGCAATAGGTGTAGGTATAACACAAATAAACTTTATTGGTATTGGAAATACTTTAGTTTCTATTGGTAATACAGTAAATGTTAGTATTGCTAGTTCTACTGTTGGTATTGATACAACAGGAACTTCATTCTTTAATAACATAACAGCAACTGGTAATTTAAATGTTACTGGTGATTTGGTATATGATGAAGAGAGAGTAGTTAACTCTATAGTATCTGGAACTAGTACTATTACTAACTCCAATGCTACTCAATTACTTGTATCTGCTGGATCTACATTCAATGGTGATGTTGATCTTGGTAATGCTACCTCAGATACTATTACTGCAACAGGTAGATTTGATAGTGATATTGTTCCCTCTACTGATAATGCAAGAGATTTAGGTGCATCTGGATTAGAATTTAAAGATTTATATATTGATGGAACTGCAAATATTGATAGTCTTGCTGCTGATACTGCTGCTATTGGTGACTTAACATCTGGTAGAGTTACTTTTGCTGGTAGTTCTGGAGAGTTGCAAGATAATGCTGGTTTAACATTTGATGGCACTACTCTTGCTGCTACACGTCTTGCTGCTCCTGTTGCATTTACTACCAGTGTGACTGCTAATCAAGTTAATGTTACTGGTGTATCTACATTCACTGGTGCTGTTGATGCTCAAGATATAATAAAAGGATACAAATATACTGCTGCACCTTATAGTGGAACAACCACTACTCTAACAGTTACTGTTGCAACAAAGGTGGATGGTGAGCACAGATATTATGGATCAGGAAGTAGTTCAGGATATGTTATTGATGGTTTGCAATCTCCATTCCTGACCTTAACACCAGGCAATACATATAGATTTGATCAAGCTGATAGTTCTAATAGTTCTCATCAAATTAAGTTCTATCTTGAATCAGATAAAACTGGTTTATATGAAAATGGAGTAACTTACAATGGAACTGCTGGTAACTCAGGAGCATATACTCAGATAGTTGTAGGTGATACAACTCCTACTGTGTTGTTCTATATGTGTGTTAACCATGGTTACATGGGAAATGCTGCACAAACCAACTCAAATATATTGCATTCAAATTATGATGCAGTTATTGGTCGTCACTTAAGTGTGACTGGTATAACAACATTGACTGGTAATGCTGACTTTAATGGAGATTTAGATGTTGATGGTACAACAAACTTAGATGTTTTAGATGTTGATGGTGCTTCAAACTTTGGTGATGATGTTGTCTTTGCTGGTGCAAACTATAATATTACATTTGATAAGAGTGTAGATGATTTAATATTTAATGATGGTGCTCAAGCAAAATTCGGAACTGGAGGGGATCTTTCCATATATCACACATCAAACATAAGCACTATTAATGATTCGTATGGTGATTTACGAATTATGGGTAATACCATACGAATTCAAAGACAAGCTGGTGGTGAAAACTTCTTTTACGCTACTGAAGGTGGGAAAGCATCACTCTATTTTGATGGAACTGAGAGAATAAACACTACGAGCGTTGGTGTGAATGTAGTAGGTAATGTTGATTGTGATAGTTTAAACAATGCTGGCATATCTACCTTTAGTGGTGCTGCTACATTTTTAACAGACCCCACAATTCAGAACTCTGGTCGTATGTCTCTAAAGATAGGATCAACAGGTGCAGCAGGAGCAGTAATATTTTTAGATGGTGATTCTAATGGTGATTTTAGTGGTGGTGATTATGCTTATATAGAACATGCTAGTGATGGAAATCTTAAGGTACATGCTGATAATCCTAGTAATAACAGTCAAATTAAATTCTATACAGCAGATGCTAATACTCTTGCGTTAACTCTTTCTGGAGCTAATGCCACTGTTGCTGGAACTCTTACTGCTAATGCTTACTCTGGTGATGGTAGTGGACTAACTGGTGTTGGTGGAACTATTGGTGTTCTACACTATAATCCTGTAGCTAGTGGTGAAGCAAACATAACCACAGGTATAGGAATTAGTTTTACTACAGCAGTCTTTCCAGGTAGTGGCACCATTAATGTAAGACAAGTAAGTCTAGGTGGAACTGTCATACAAGCATTTGGTGTTGGTAGTTCTGTTAGATTCTCTACATCATCTCTTGAGATGGATATGCTTAGTAATTTTGCTAATGATTCTGTCATAGCAGTGGAATTACCAGCAAATGTAGTTGTTGATAATACAGGTGCTGGTAATGTTGCTATTGGATGGACATTTAGAACCACTCCAGTAGCAAATCAAGTATGGGTATGGGGAGATAATGAATATGGTGGATTAGGACTTAATAATGCAGATACTCCATCATATAAAGGCATATCATCACCAGTTCAATTAGCTGGTTCTAATTGGGTATTAGCTGGTTCTGGTGGTATTCAGGGACTTGCTTTACTTAAGACTGATGGTACTTTATGGAGAACTGGAAGAGGTAATTATGGAAATATAGGAGATAATGATAATGAGCATAGATCATCACCAACTCAAATTCCTGGTACTACATGGGGTGATGCTGTTGTTGGATTGTATAACTATACTGTGGCATCTAAAACAGATGGAACATTATGGACATGGGGAAATGCTGGTGCTGCCATGGGTTTAAATGCTCCTGTAGGTGATGGTAAATCATCACCAACTCAAATACCTGGTACTACATGGAGTTCTAATGCTAGACATGGTGGACAAGGATCAGGTCACACTAGGTGGATTAAAACTGATGGAACACTATGGGCATGGGGAACTAATGAATATGGTCAACTAGGACAAGGTGATAAAAGTCATTATTCATCTCCAAGACAAGTAGGATCTTCTACTAATTGGGTATATACTAATAGAGAAACTGTCTTTAGTTCCTTTGCAGTTAATACATCAGGGGAGTTATATGCATGGGGTAGAAATAATAATGGTCAATTGGGTTTGAATAATAAAACTGAACAGGTCAACCCAACTCAAGTTCCTGGTACTAATTGGAGCAGTGTCTCTGCTAGACAATATGCTACTCTAGCAACCAAAACTGATGGAACACTATGGTCATGGGGAACAAATTCCAATGGTAGACTGGGACAAAATAACAATACAGCATACTCATCACCAAAACAAATTCCTGGTACTAATTGGAATCATCAACAAATATCATTCTTAACTAATGGTTCATTGGCACTTAAGACTGATGGATCAATGTGGGGATGGGGATTGAATAATAGAGGAGCACTTGCTGAAGATTCTGGAAATCCAAGCAGTCAAGCAACAGATTCTGACCAATTTTCATCACCCATTCAAATAATGACAGACAAAACTGATTGGGCAGGTGTTATAGGTCATTGGAATGGTTATGGAATGAGCGCAGGGTTGATACAAGATACTACTCCATAGTATGACAATGTAAAAACTGTCACATGACCACTTGCCATGTGACATGACACTTTCTATACTATGAATAGTTTAGTATTGATTTGTGATTTATTCTACAAAGGAAAAGTTGATTTTTATCACCTCATTCATTGTCTTCTTGAATTGGGGTGTAAGATTGGTTGAGTACACCATAGCAAACTTCTGAAATATTAAGAGACAATTAAGTTTATAGATACTAGAACTAACATATGTTAGAATGTCCTCACATTACTCTTAATCCTATGCTGAATTTAGATGAAAGATACCACTCTTACCTAGATGGCAGTAAGAAAATGAGAATTGATGGTGGTGAAGAGAGAATCATAGCATATGGTTGGAACTGTGATGGTAATGATATAATAGGACATTATGTAACAACAGAAAATTATAAGTTATACTATAGTATTGATGGTAGTTTTAGAAACATGGAGTCATTAGTTAAAGTTTCCTAGTTTTATAGTGTTCAATGTGCCAGTTGGAATAGTGTCCCATAACTCTTGACTTTTGTAGTCAGGAGTTTTATTATATGGTTACTGAAATATTTTTATGATTACATTACGTCCTCACCAGCAGAGGATTGTTGATAAAATGATTCACACTATCAAGGGTCAGGTCATTGTGCCTACTGGTGGTGGTAAAACTATGTGCATGATCACTGATGCTCATAGACAGTTTCAATATGGTAATCAAACTGTTGTAGTTGTAGCACCTAGAATATTATTAGCACAGCAATTATCTACTGATTTCTTAAAGATAATTGACAATGCAAAGGTGTTGCATGTACACAGTGGTGATACAGATCATAATAGTACAACTAACTCCAATGCTATTGGTCAGTGGGTTGTAAACAATTGGAATGACAATAAAATTATATTTACAACATATCATTCATTACATAGAATACAACAGTCTAGTATTCCTGTAAATACAATATACTTTGATGAGGCACATAACAGTGTTCAAAAACATTTCCACACTCCTACTAGATTTTTTGCAACTACAAATAATCGTAGGTGTTTTTTCTTTACTGCTACTCCTCATCACAGCAGTAGTGATGAAAGAGGCATGAACAATGAG